TACTACTATAGATTGGAAAAATACAGGTGACAATAGTTATGATGGTGAAAAACTAAAGTTATTAGTTCATGATGAAAGTGGTAAATGGGAGAGGCCAAACAATATATTAAATAACTGGAGAGTTACTAAAACAACACTAAGGCTAGGTAGTAGAATTATTGGTAAATGTATAATGGGTTCAACCTCAAATGCTTTAGATAAAGGTGGAGACAATTTTAAAAGATTATATAAAGACTCGGATGTTACTCAAAGAAACAGGAACGGTCAGACTAAGTCAGGACTCTATTCTTTGTTCATTCCTATGGAATGGAACTACGAAGGATTCATTGATTCTTATGGAGTACCTGTTTTTGACACTCCAGATAAAGAAGTCTCTGGCCCTTATGGAGAATATATCGACACTGGAGTAATAGATAATTGGAACAATGAAGTAGAGGGTCTTAAGAACGATCCTGATGCACTTAATGAGTTCTATAGACAGTTTCCCCGCACAACAGAACATGCATTCAGAGATGAAACTAAAAATAGTATATTTAATTTAGCTAAAATATACGAACAAATAGATTATAACGAAGAATTAAATATTGATAACGCAGTTACTAAAGGTAACTTTCAATGGTTGAATGGTGTTAAAGATGGTAAAGTTATATTTTACCCAGATAGTAATGGTAGATTTAGAGTAAGTTGGACACCACCAGCTAATCTACAAAACAACGTTATAATAAAAAATGGTATTAAATTTCCAGGTAACGAGCATATGGGTGCTTTTGGTTGTGACAGTTATGATATATCAGGAACAGTTGATGGTGTAGGTTCTAAAGGAGCTTTACACGGCTTAACAAAGTTTAGCATGGAAGATTGTCCACCAAACCAGTTTTTTTTAGAATACGTAGATAGACCACCAACCGCAGAGATATTTTTTGAAGATATGTTAATGGCTTTAGTTTTTTATGGTATGCCAATATTAGCAGAGAATAACAAACCTAGATTATTATACTACTTAAGAAGAAGAGGATACAGAGGTTTTAGCATGAATAGGCCAGATAAAATCTGGAACAAACTATCTGTTGCTGAAAAAGAAGTAGGTGGTATACCAAACTCAAGTGAAGATGTTAAGCAGTCTCACGCTGCTGCTATTGAAATGTACATACAAGATCATGTCGGTAGAAAACAAGACGGTACGTATGGTAAAGTTAATTTTAATAGAACTTTAGAAGACTGGGCTAAATTTGATATAAACAATAGAACTAAGTTTGATGCTTCTATTTCTTCTGGACTAGCTATAATGGCTTGTAACAGACATTTATATAAACCAAATGCCAATATAAAGAAAGAAAAAATAAATTTAAAATTTGCTAGATACAAACAATCTGGCAACAGATCAAAACTAATAGAAAATTAATATGGCTGAGTCAGTTGTAAAAAGTTATTTTCCAAGTCAAGTCGCAAGTGACTCTGAGAAGATGGGTACCGAGTACGGTCTTAAGGTTGCTAAAGCTATAGAAAGCGAGTGGTTTAAGCGTGACTCAGGTACTAATAGATTTTACGGAAATCAAACAGAGTTTCATAAACTTAGATTGTATGCTAGGGGAGAACAATCAATACAAAAATATAAAGATGAGTTATCTATTAATGGTGATTTATCTTACTTAAACTTAGACTGGAAACCAGTACCTATTATACCTAAGTTTGTAGATATAGTAGTGAACGGTATATCAGAGAGAGTTTTTGATATAAAAGCTTATTCACAAGATCCTTACGGTATAAGTAAAAGAACAGAGTACATGGAATCTTTAATAAGAGACATGGAAACTGAAGATATCGCTGAGTTCGCTTCAACTGCTTTTGGTGTTGATATTAGAGAAAATAAAAAAGAGGAACTACCTGACTCAATAGAAGAGCTAGAACTACACATGCAATTAACCTACAAACAAGCTGTTGAGCTAGCTGAGGAGCAAGCTATAAACACTGTTTTAAATGGTAATAATTATGATTTAACTAGAAGAAGAGTTAATTATGATTTAGTAACACTTGGTATTGGGGCTAGCAAAACTACTTTTTGTAAAAGTTCAGGTATTAAAATTGATTACGTTGATCCAGCTAATTTAGTTTATTCATATACTGATTCACCTTATTTTGACGACGTATATTATGTTGGTGAAGTTAAAAACGTAACTGTAAATGAATTAAAAAAAGAATTTCCTGATTTAGATGAAAAAAGTTTAATGGATATTGTAGGCCAAGGTTTTCAAAACTCAGGTTTCTACAATAGAAGTTTAACCGAATCTAATCAAGTCGATAAAAATCAAGTTCAAGTTTTATATTTTAATTATAAAACATACGCTAACGAAGTTTATAAAGTAAAAGAAACAGCTACTGGAGCTAGTAAAATAATAGTAAAAGACGATACATTTAATCCACTAATGGATGCTATTATGGAGGCTAAGTATGGTAAAGTTTCTAGATCTATAGAAGTTTTATACGAAGGAGCTATCATATTAGGTACTAAAAAGTTACTTAAATGGCAAATGGCTAAAAATATGATGAGACCTAAAAGTGATTATACTAAAGTTAAAATGAACTACAGTATGGTTGCGCCTAGAATGTATAAAGGTAGAATTGAGTCTTTAGTCAGTAGAATAACTGGTTTCGCAGACATGATTCAACTAACACATCTTAAACTACAACAAGTTATGTCTAGATTAGTACCAGATGGTATATATTTAGATGCTGACGGTTTAGCTGAAATAGATTTAGGTAACGGCACAAACTACAATCCACAAGAAGCATTAAACATGTTTTTCCAAACTGGTAGTATAATTGGTAGATCAATGACTAGCGATGGAGATATGAACCCAGGTAAAGTACCTATTCAAGAAATATCTAGTGGAGCTGGTGGTTCTAAAATGCAAAGCTTAATAGGTACGTATAACTATTATCTTCAAATGATACGTGACGTAACTGGCCTTAATGAAGCTTCAGACGCGTCTACACCTTCAAAAGATGCTTTAGTTGGTGTTCAAAAAATAGCAGCTGCAAACTCAAATACAGCTACTAGACATATACTACAAAGTAGTTTATTCTTAACTTCTGAAGTTGCTGAGTTAATAAGCTTAAGAGTTTCTGATGTTTTAGAGTATTCTCCTACTAGAAATGCTTTTATACAAAGTATAGGTACACACAATGTAGCTACACTAGAAGAAATGAACAACTTGCATTTGTATGATTTTGGTATATTTATAGAATTAGCGCCTGATGAAGAAGAAAAACAAATGTTGGAGAACAATATTCAAATGGCCTTACAACAACAAAGTATAGACCTTGAAGACGCTATTGATCTTAGAGATGTTAAAAACATTAAACTAGCTAATCAACTACTTAAAATACGTAGAAAGAAAAAGCAAGTTAAAGACATGCAAATGCAGCAGCAAAACATACAGGCTCAAGCACAGGCTAATGCGCAGACTCAACAAGTTGCTGCTCAAGCTGAGATAGAAAAGCAGCAAGCTATTACTAGTCAAAAGATGGAGTTAATGAAAATGGAAGCTGATTTTGAAACTAGAAAGCTACAACAAGAAGCTTTACTTAAAAAAGAACTCATGAATCACGAGTTTAAAATAAATCAAGAGCTTAAGAAAATGGACTTACAGTCTATAGAAAGTAAGGACAAATACAAAGAAGATCGTAAAGACGATCGAACAAAAATACAAGCATCACAACAAAGTGAGCTAATAGACCAAAGAAATAACAAAAAACCACCTAAAAACTTTGAGTCTTCAAGTAATGATATACTTGGTGGTGGATTTGGATTGAATTCTTTTGATCCAAGATAATTTTTTAATTTTATAATATTATATTATGGCTGAAAATCAAGAAAACGATGTTCAAGAAGAGGTTGTAGAAACAACAAACGTTGAACAAGACTTAGTAGACCAACAAGAAGTTGAGACTAAGGTAGAAGCAGAGGTAACTGCTCCAAAAAACGAAGTGTTAGAAGACGGTACTGTTAAATTAGATTTATCAAGCGTAGAAGAAAAAGCTCCTACTAGTGATACAAACGAAATAAAACAACCAGTCTTAGAACAAGAAACTGTAGAAGAACAACAAGTTGAAGAGCAAGAACCTGTTTTACAGGAGATTACTGAAGAAGAGGTTGTTGAAAAAACAGAAGAGTTAACAGAAGAAGTGGCTGAAGCTGTTGAAGAAGCTAGAGAATCTGGAACACCCTTACCTGAAAACATACAGAAAGTAGTAGATTTTATTGATGAAACTGGTGGTAGTTTAGAAGACTACGTTAAGTTAAATCAAGATTATTCTAAGTTAGAAGATAACGCTTTGCTTAGAGAGTTCTACTCACAAACAAAACCTCATTTAAATAGAGATGAAATTGATTTCTTAATGGAAGACAATTTTAAATATGATGAAGAAGTTGATGAGGAAAGAGATATAAGAAGAAAAAAATTAGCATTAAAAGAGCAAGTTGCAAATGCTAAAAGCCACCTAGACGGGCAAAAGTCTAAATATTACGAAGAGATCAAAGCTGGAAGCAGGTTAGCGCCTGAGCAAAAGAAAGCAATTGATTTTTTCAATCGTTATAATGAGGAATCAAAGATTAACGAAAAGCACCAATCTATATTTTTAAAGAAAACTGAAAATGTTTTCACCAAAGATTTCAAAGGTTTTGATTATTCCGTGGGTGATAAGAAATATAGGTTTAACGTTAAGGATGCTGATAAGATTAAAAATACTCAAAGCGACATTAATAATTTCACTAAGAAGTTCTTAAACGAAAACAATGAAATGTCAGATGCTAAGGGTTATCATAAGTCTTTGTTTACAGCAATGAATCCTGACTTGGTTGCTAATCACTTTTACGAACAAGGTAAGGCTGATGCTATAAAAAATAGTATTGCTAAATCTAAAAACATTGATATGGCACCTCGTGGTATTCACGAAAAAGTTGCTGATGTTAGTGGTTTTAAAGTAAGAGCTATATCTGGTGAATCTTCTAATGACTTTAAAATTAAACTTAAAAAATAATCATTAAAAATTAAACTATGGCTTTTAATTCAACGGGTGCTGCATTAGCGCACCTAACACCAAGACCAGACAAATCTTTATTTGCTGGCAATTACCTGTCTATTACAGGTAACGACTTTAATTTCACAAAACAATTCTTACCAGAAGTGTATGAAAAAGAAGTAGAAAGATATGGAAATAGAACTATTGGAGGTTTCTTACGTATGGTAGGAGCTGAAATGCCAATGGCTTCTGATCAAGTAGTTTGGTCTGAGCAAGGTAGAATTCACATTGCATTTGACGACTGTTCAATTGCTGCATCTGGAGACGCTGCTTTAAACAAAATTACATTTTCTAGTGCAGATAACGCTGCTTATGTTAACATTGGAGACACTGTTGTTATAAGTAAAGGTGGTAAAACTGTTAAATGTTATATCACTGCTACGCCTTCTTCTACTACTAGAACTGCTGTTCCTTACAAAGCTACTGCTTTAAACGGAGCTGCTGCTGGAGGTTTTGATAACACAGCCGCTACAACTGGACTTTCTTTATTTGTATACGGTTCTGAGTACGGAAAAGGATCTATAAATGTTGGTAACACTGTAAACGCTAAAAGCGAATACTTTAACAATTCACCAATCATTATTAGAGACAAGTATTCTGTAAACGGATCTGACACTGCTCAAATTGGGTGGGTTGAAGTTACAACTGAAGTTGGAACATCTGGATACTTATGGTACTTAAAATCTGAGCACGAAGCTAGATTAAGATTTGAGGATCAATTAGAAATGACTATGATTGAAGCTGAAAAAGCTGCTCACTCATTTAGTGCTGACCCTGGAGTTGGATCTAACAGTTTTACTGTTAAAGGTTCTGAAGGTATGTTTGCTGCTATCGAGTCAAGAGGATTAGTTTACTCTGATGCTGATTTCGGTGGATCTGAAGCTGCTGACGGTTTAGCTGATTTTGACCTTATCTTACAAGAACTTGACAAGCAAGGTGCTATCGAAGAAAACATGATGTTCCTTAACAGAGGAGTATCTCTTGCTATCGATAACATGTTAGCTTCTCAAAATTCTTACGGAACTGGAGGTACATCTTACGGTGTATTTGACAACTCTGAAGATATGGCGCTTAACTTAGGCTTCTCTGGATTCAGAAGAGGTTCTTACGATTTCTACAAAACTGACTGGAAATACTTAAACGATTCTACAACTCGTGGATTAGTTAAAGACATTGAAGGTGTTATTGTTCCTGCTGGAACTTCAACTGTTTATGACCAAGCACTTGGTAAAAACATTGCAAGACCATTCTTACACGTTAGATACAGAGCTTCTGAAGCTGACGATAGAAGAATGAAATCTTGGATCACAGGATCTGTAGGAGGTAACTTTACTTCTGATGAAGACGCTATGAACGTTCATTTCTTATCTGAGAGATGTTTATGTGTTCAAGCAGCAAACAACTTTGTTTTGCTAAAGTCTGCTGATGGAGTTATCGGTGACTAATTACTATTAACCAATGTAATTCTTACCCTCGTTATATCAACGGGGGTAATTATTACTTTTATTAAATTATATTATATCATGAAAAAACAAACAAAATCCATCGATGGATGGGAAATTAAAGACAGGATATACCACCTTATGGGTGAAGGAAATCCTTTACTGTATGTTATACCTAGTAGACATACACGTAGAAAACCTTTGTTATATTTTAACAAAGAAACTGGAGTGCAAGAAGAAATAAAATATGCTACAAACCAAACATCGCCACTAGTTAGTGAGCAAAAAGGTCAAGCTACTTTAGGTCATATTGCTTTTAGAAGTGGTACATTAGTTGTACCTGCCAGAAAACAAAATCTACAAAAATTATTAAGCTTATATCACCCTTTAAAAGGAGTAATCTACAAAGAGCATGATGAAGTTAAAAATGCTAATGCTGATTTAGAATATCTTGAAGCTGAAGTCGAAGCTTTAGTTGCTTCAAAACAAATAGAAATAGATCAAGCTGAAGCAATTTTAAGAGTTGAACAAGGAAGTGGAGTTAGCAAAATGTCATCTAAAGAAATAAGAAGAGACGTTATGTTAATGGCTAGAAATAATCCTTATTTATTCTTAGAGCTTTTGCAAGATGATTCTGTACAGCTTAGAGATTTAGGTGTTAAAGCAACAGAAGCTGGTATAATAAAATTATCACCAGACAATAGAGTGTTCTCTTGGGCAAGTAACGGAAGAAAGTTATTTTCCGTGCCATTTGAAGAGCATCCATATTCAGCTTTAGCCGCTTGGTTTAAAACTGACGAGGGTATGGAAGTTTTAATTACAATACAAAAGAAACTTAAATAGTACACATTATGGTAGAGCCACCGTAATGGTGGCTTTATTATAAAAATAAATAAACATGGCAGTAAGTATAGACACAGTATATCAAAGAGTTTTAGCTATAGCTAATAAAGAACAAAGAGGTTATATAACACCTCAAGAGTTTAACTTGTTAGCTAACCAAGCTCAAATGAGTATATTTGAACAATATTTTTATGACCTGAGTCAGTTCGAAGAAGTGATGCAGAGAAAAAACGACACTACTTACGCTGACATGATAGATCTTATAAATGAAAAGATAGATATATTTGAAAAGTATAGAGAAACAGTGTCTGTAAGCGGAGCTGGTATAGGTATACTTCCAGATCATTATAGGATGGGTGAACTATATACTGATAAATGTGGTTATGATGCTGAGATAGAAAAAATAAATCAAAATAACATTCACCATATATTAAACTCACCGTTAACTGCTCCTACAGAAACTTACCCAGTTTACGTTAGAGATTCAGGAAGTACTGAGTCACATAGGAATAATAGAATAAAAATATACCCTACAAGTATAACAAGTGGTGATAACGTTGTTTGTAACTACATAGCTAGACCAGCTACAGTTTCTTGGGGTTTTACTATTGTTAATGAAAAAGCTTTATACAATAGTAGTTCAACGGTAAACTTTGAGTTACACCCTGCTGAAGAAAAGAACTTGGTTATTAAAATATTAGAACTATCTGGTATAATACTTAAAGATCCAAGCTTGTATCAAACAGCTGCTACAGAAGAGTCTCAACAGATAACACAAGAAAAACAATAAATAGATGGCATTACTAACAGGAACAAATGAAAATTATTATGAAGGTGCCAACGGCGTCTTTAATAATGGAGACGAAAACTACGGTAACTATCAGTTTATAAGTTTAAAAGACATTGTAGGAAACTTCTTAATTAGCTATGTTGGTGAAGGTAAAATAATACCTAGAGTAAGAAGACAAGATGTTTTGTTTCATGCTCAAAGAGCAATACAAGAACTTAGCTACGACACTTTTAAATCTACTAAAGCTCAAGAGATAGAAATACCTCCTTCTTTAACAATGCCATTACCTCATGATTATGTTAACTATGTTAAAATTACTTTTCATGATGACAGTGGTTTAGAGCACATAATATATCCTGCTAGAAAAACTAGCAACCCAACAGCTATACTACAGGATGGTAACTTTCATTATACTTTTGACAGTAGTAGTAAACTTTCAACAGCTAGTGATTCAGACACCTGGACAGCTTTTAGCTCTAATGCTACTAGCACTTCTCAAAACTCTGATCAAAGCTTATACGAGTATCATACAGACACAGGTAAAAGATTTGGTTTAAATCCAGAAAACGCTCAATCTAATGGTGTTTTCTTTATAGACGAACTAAAAGGTAGAATACATTTTAGCTCTGACTTATCTAACAAAACTATAACGTTAAAATATGTTAGCGATAGTTTAGGTACAGATTCTGAAATGATAGTACATAAGTTTGCTGAAGAAGCAATGTACAAGTGGATAGCTCACGCTATACTATCTACTAGAGAAAATATACAAGAGTACATAGTACAAAGATTTAAAAAAGAAAGGTTTGCGGCAATTAGACAAGCTAAATTAAGATTATCAAATATAAAGATAGAAGAGCTAACTCAAGTAATGAGAGGTAAATCTAAACAAATAAAACACTAAAGCATGCCAGAAATTAAACGAGATTTTCGCTCGGGTAGAATGAACAAAGACCTGGACGAAAGGTTAGTTCCTAGTGGTGAATACAGAGACGCTTTAAACGTACAAGTAGCCAGCTCAGAGGGTGATGACGTGGGTTCTATTCAAAACGTTCTCGGTAATAAACTAGCTTACGCTTCAGCTATAGGTATAGACGGGGCTAAGTGTATAGGATCATGTAGAGATTCAGCTAATGATAAAATATATTGGCTTATAGCTGGTACTTCAGTTGATGCTATAGTAGAATATGATCAATATTCAAAAACAGTTTCACCTGTTCTAGTTGACACTACAGGTGTTTTAGATTTAAGTAGAAACAACTTAGTAACTGGTATTAACATAATAGAAGGTTTATTATTTTTTACAGATAACAGATCAGAACCTAAAACTGTTGATATTAAAAAATTTAAAGCAGGTTCTTCAAACTTCACGACGCATACCGCGTTAACAACAGCACACTCAACAGCAACTTATAATTTTACATTAGATGATGTAACTGTTATAAAGAAATCACCGATACAAGCACCAACTATATCTATGTCAGCATCTGCTAGGTCAGGTATAGTAGAGAGTGTATGTATAGCAAAAAGCTTTGTAGACGGTAGTGGAGAAGCTTTACCACCTGGTGCTCACCCTGATTCTGATAGCAACTTTACATTTCAACACAACATGAATCTTCAGGTTGGTGATAGATTAAAGTTTACAATACTAGATGATAGCGAAGATGATGAGGTTATAGCTACTGTTATAGATTTACTTTCTTTTTCACCAAACTCGTTTAAGCTAAACCTAGATTCAGTTTCTGACGGTATAGTTACTGGTACTCAAGACTGGAAAGTTATATTAATGGAAGATAAATCTTTGTTTGAATTTAAGTTTCCTAGATTTGCATATAGATATAAGTACGATGATGGACAGTACTCCGCTATTGGTCCTTTTAGTCAAGTTGCTTTTTTGCCAAGTGAATTTGATTACGCACCTAAAAAAGGTTTTAATAAAGGTATGGTTAATTCTTTAAAGAAATTAACTATATCTAATTTCATAACTAGCTACATGCCTAAAGATGTAGTTGAAGTTGATATATTATATAAAGAAGATAGTAGCACTAATATTTATACAGTAAAAAGTTTAAAAGGAAAACCTGAAGATCAAGACGAAGAGTGGACTAACAACTCTATGCTTATAGAATCTGAAATAATATACAAGATATTACCATCTAATCAGTTGCTTAGGCCTTGGGATAATGTTCCTAAAAAAGCTAAAGCTCAAGAGTTTACGGCTAATAGGTTACTTTACGGTAATTATACTCAACAATATGATATTAAAGATGTTAATAACGCAGAGATAACACCTAAGTTTAGTGTTTCAATAATACAATCAGACAGTACAGATTACGGTATTAGAACACCAGGTAAGTCAGTTAAATCTATGAGAACATATCAAGTTGGTGTGGTTTATAGAGATGAGTTTGGTAGAGAAACACCAGTATTAACAGATACTACTGGGTCAATTCAACTACCTAAATCACAAGCTGTAAATTGGAATATTTTACAAGTAAAACTTTTAAACAACCCGCCGTTATGGGCTACGCATTATAAATACTTTTTAAAAGAAACATCAGCTGAGTACTATAATTTAGCAATGGATAGACATTATCCCGCTGAAGATGGTAACGTTTGGTTAGCTTTTCCGTCCGCAGAAAGAAACAAAGTTAACGACGAAACTTTTATAATACTTAAAAAGAAACACGATAGTGATGCTTTTGTAGAAGAAGAAGCTAGATACAAAGTTATAGCTATAGAAAACGATGCACCTGATTTTTTAACAATACAAAAAGTATCTAAAGGTATAGCTACGGCAGATAGTAATGGTAATTTATTTATAGACGGTGGTTATCCTGAAAAAAGCACTACAAAAATACGAATACCAAGAACTTTATGGAAACCACATTTTGGTGGTACTACTGGTAGTGGTGATGATATTGATTTATCTACAGCCTCAATACACACGCTAACTGATTTAATGGTTAGAATTAAAAAAGGTAACAACGTAACAAAATACTACGACATAGCTAACATAGTATACGAAGGAGCTGCTAGTAACTTAGAGTTTGTTGGAACAAGCACTAATTGCCCAGAAAACAAATACTGGCAAATAAACATAGAAAAAACATTTGACGAGTCTGATGTTAATTGGTTAGGTACAGTAGGAGATGGCAACACAATACAAAGCGTTTCTATGACAGTAGAGATTGCTCAGAAAGTTAGAAAACTAAAACCAGAATTTCAAGGAAGGTTTTTTGCTAAAATATATAGAGATTCTACTTTAGAGCAAAATATACTAAAGTTTAATAACATAGATGAAATAAGAATATTATCTCAAAATAATTTTTGGCAAGTTGGAAATGACGCGGGTACATCGCTAGGCGCTAACACCGGTGGAGGCCAAAGCACTAGATATAATTACTGGAGAAATAAAGACAAAGGAACTGGCACGGATCACACTGCTGATTGGTTTATACCTAGGTTTAAGAAATTTAATTGGTGGAAAGATTTAGGTGGAGAAGGAGACCTTCAAGTTAATAGAGACTTAGGAGAGGTATCTGACTCAGTTATAGTTAACACTCAGGGTTATGGAATAAGACAAGGTGAGAGTGTGGTTGAGTTAGCTTTTCATAATTTTGGTAAAAAAGGTAGAAACACCTCTAATGGTCAAGATGACGTTGTTTGGGGTGAGTGGATTAAATTTGGTAATACAGTAGCTCCTGAACATAAAGATTTTGTTAATTCATTACAAACAATTGGTAACTACATAAAGTTTTCTGGTGATCCTGATTCTACAGTTTATGAAATAAAAGGATATAGAAGAGGTGGAGCTATAATGTATAAAGGTAGAAAAAGTGGTGGTGGTGGAAGAACAGGTACTTTCGCGTCTTCAAGAGTTATAATATTTACGATAAAACTAGACAAACCAATACAATGGGCTCCAGAAGATAATATTACTAATATAATAGATGGTTATCAATATCATACACCTATACAAATAGGTACAACTTACGTAGACGAAGACGACTTAGATGGTTTTACCACGGATAATCCAGGTATATGGGAGACTGAACCTAAAGAAGTTGCTGAGTTAGACATATATTACGAAGCTAGTAATGCTTACGCTATAAGCACGCATGGTGACGATATAGCTTTAGATTATCATAATTGCTACTCTTTTGCCAACGGTGTTGAGTCTAACAGAATAAGAGACGACTATAACGCTAAAAAAATAAGTAAAGGTGTTAAAGCTAGTAGTACTGTTGCTGAACAATACAACGAAGAGGTAAAAACAAATGGTTTAATTTTTTCAGGTATATTTAACTCTACAGCTAGTGTAAATAGATTAAATCAGTTTATAATGGCTGAATCTATAACTAAAGACCTTAATCCAGAGTATGGTAGTATACAAAAGCTTAATACTAGAGACACTGATGTTACTGTTTTTTGTGAAGACAAAGTTTTAAGAGTATTAACAAACAAAGACGCGTTATTTAACGCTGATGGTAACGCTAATATAACATCTAACAGTGCTGTTCTAGGTCAATCAATGCCTTATGTAGGTGACTTTGGTATAAGTTTAAACCCCGAAAGCTTTGCTAAGTATGGTTTTAGAAGTTATTTTACTGACAGAGCCAGAGGAGCTGTTTTAAGGTTGTCTAGAGATGGTTTAGAACCTTTATCACCTAAAGGTATGGCTGATTACTTTACGGACAAACTAGCGGTTAGTCAAATAGCTATAGGTTCTTTTGACGATAAAAAAGGATCATATAACATATCACTACAAAGTAATACAGTTAGAGGTGCTGATGATACTGTTTCATTTAAAGAAAACGTAGCTGGTTGGCCTAGTAGAAAGTCATATATACCAGAAAATGGTATATCACTAAACAATATGTATTACACGTTTAAAAATGGAGAAATGTATTCTCATGATAACGAAGTTAGAAATAATTTCTATGGAGTACAATACAACTCTAGTATAAAGTTAATATTTAACGATAATCCAGACGTGGTTAAAAGTTTTAAAACTCTTAATTATGAAGGATCTCAACCTTATTGGAAACAAGATTTAAGTGACACTGAATATTATAACAACATAACTAAATTTGGTTGGTTTAACACAGCTGTTGAAACAGACTTACAATCAGGTAAAGCTAATGAGTTTAAAGGTAAAGAAGGTAAATGGTTTAATTTTATACACGGTACAGCTACTACTCTAGATAATATTGACACTGAAGAGTTTTCGGTTCAAGGTATTGGTAACATGGCAAGTATATCAGGTGATGTTGCACCAGCTAACATAACTATAACTTTAAAAGAAAATAACGACTAAGATGGCATTAACTAACTGCACTATAAATTCAACATCAACGCAGACACCAGGTGGACAAGCTGTAGGTTCTTTAGCTAGTTTAGTTTTGAAAATAAAACCTGACAACGGTTATGTTTTACAAGCTTCTGATTTTACAAACAACACAGGTAGTATCACAGGTATAGCTAGTATAACTTTAGCTAATTCAACTACACCATATGCTGACAATAACGAGGTTTCTGTAACTGTTGATATAAATAACTCGTTTACACCTAGCGCTGATGTAGATTTTGTCATAGATATAGATGGAGCGGCTATATTAAAAAAGCTTGTTCCAAAAACAATAAGTGGTACTTTTGACACTGTGGTAGCTAACGCAACCCCAGCTAGTCAATCAAGTGTAGCTTATAGTGGATCAGGTGTTGTAGGTTCTACAATTACTTTATTTACAAAAACGTTTACAGCATCTTCAGGTAAGTTTTTTGAAACACCACCTTCTTATACTATAGCCACTGGGTTGGAAGAAACCTATACTGTAACAGTAACAGATACTTATACTAGCGATGTTTACTTAACTGCTAGAACATTTACAGTAAAAGCAATTGTACCTAGCGAAACAATAAGCGGTGATAATATAGATTTTGTAGCAAACGCTAGTGGCACTATAACGGCCGTTTCAACAGGTAAAATAACGGCTTTTAGATTAAATACTTCTACAATGACTTTTGATAGAGGTACTAGAAAACTAGCAATATATGGAGATGTTGGAGCGCAGTTTAGATTAAGTATGGTTAACGAAGACTCTTTATCATACAACTTTACGACAAGTGATTTTGTTAATGGGGTTTCATTTACAGGTACTATACCTTCTTCTGGTTTAATTTTATTTGATATAAATATACCAGCTGTAACAGATAATGATTTATACACTTTTACTTTAAGTACCGTGCCATTTAGTGGATCTCAATTAGCAGCTAACATAGATTCTAATGGTGATCAAGAGGTTAATTTTTCTATATCACAAATAGGTGATGTTACGTATACTGTTAAAACAGATGCAGCTGCAGATTCAAGAACTTTTACATCTGATCCTTCAGCTGTACATATTGGTCAACCTTTTGTTGAGTATGATTTTACAAAAACAGTAACATCTGTTTTAGTTTTAACAGACGACGCTGATATGGTTTTAACGAGACTACCATTAGCTGAAGATTTTATTTCTACCAATACAAACTCATCGTCAGGAACTGACTCATCTATAGATATAACAAGCGTTACGGTTAGTCCATCTACATTAAATGCTTCTGGAAATCAAAGCTTAACGTTTACTGTTGTTTCTAATGTAGACTTTTTTGGGTCAACAGCGTCTTCTCATGTGCTAGATCTTGGTAATTTTATGGCAGCAGAAAGTGTTAGTGGTTCTAGTGGTTTTAGATTATACACACCTACGGTTTCTGGAGCAGGTGGTGGAATAATATTAGGAGCACATAGAGCATCATATAACGATGGTAACGGTAATAGTGCTACAGCATCTAAATCAGTAGCGTATGGAACTTTATCACTAACAAACTTAACTAGTGGTACTGGTGTTATGTATGGTAACTTCTACGGAAATAATTTACAACAAATAACACTTACCATGTCTGCGGCAAGCTCTTCAGCTTTTCATCAAACACAAAACTTAACTATAACTAAAACTAGTTTAGTTGGTGTTGCACCATCTCAAGATTTACATTATAGTTGGACCGCAAAACTAGATGAAGTAATAGATGCTAGCTCTGATATGACGTTTAACATAGCTGTTAGTTTAGCAAATAACCCATAAAAATAAAACATGGCAAACATAACATTAACTTTTTCATACCCGGTACAAGATTCAGTTCAGGTAGGTGACACTGCTTATTACGCATCTACTTCTGCTGTCGGAGGTTTTAATACAGCTGGAGATATAAAAAAAATAGGTGTTATAACAGCTGTTACAGATCTTACAATATCTTGCAATATAGAACCTTTTGCTGTTAGACCTTCAGCCACTGATTTTATATTGTTTAGTAAAGACAATACGGTTAGTATGGGTAGCATAGCTGGTTACTATGCTGAAATTGATTTACAAAACAACAGCACTACCGCTGCTGAAATATTTCATGTTAGCTCTGAAGTAGTTGAAAGTAGCAGATAACGTGTAATTATATAAATATAAAAATTTAAAGAGATGATAATAGAATTATTAGAAACATTACCATACGTAGAACCTAGCGTAGATTACGGCATAGGTCCTTTAGTTATAGCTGCTGGTCTTAAAATAGGCTCTAAAATAGCAGGTGGAATGATAGGTAGTGGAGCAAGAAAAAAAGAAATGAGAGAGGCTAAAGCTGGTTATGACAAACAATTAGCTGCTTTAGAGGGTCAAGACATATCTAACCCTTATGCTAATCAGCAGAATGTATATGAAGATTTAACTGTAAACACACAAGAAGCTGATATGTTAGCTCAACAGCAGCAGCAGGCTTTAGGTAACACTATGCAAAACTTGCAAGGCGCAGCTGGTGGATCTGGTATCGCGGCTCTAGCTCAATCAATGGCAAATCAACAATCACAAAACTTACAACAAGCAACTACTAGTATTGGTCAGCAAGAAGCTGCTAATCAGTTAACTGTAATGCAGGAACAAGGTAAGATGGATGCTAGACAAGTAGAAGGTGAAATGTACACTAGAAGAGCTCAAGCTGCTAGAACTAGCGGTATGTTAAGTAGAGCTGGTCAAAGGTACGAAGGTGCTATAGCTGAAAAACAAAGAGCTACAAAACAATTAATGGGTGGTATTGGTGAAGCTGTAGGTTTTGGTAGTACATTCTTACCAGGTGGTGCTAATCATCGACCAGGTGCTGATTCAACTCAATAAATAACAAAAGATGGCATTAGAGACAAAACAATATTTACAAGATTTAGCAGGTCCACAAAACCCGAATACTTCTAAAGAACAAAATCCAAACATAGCTTTTAGAGAAAAACAAGCTAAACAAATAAACAACGATAGAGTAAACGCTTATTTAGATAAGTTACCAGATGGTGTTGAATTAGCTAAAATACCACCTAAATATAAAGGTAGCGTACAAAAATGGGCTTTTGATAAAAAATCTGAAATAGCAAAATTAAAACTTGGAATAAAAAACACACCAGCAGGTAGTCCACAGAATTTACAACTTAGACAGATGGTTCAGGAAAAGGAATCTGCTTTTGAAAATTTAAATAATCAACTTACAAATTATCACACATATAAAGATGAGTATTTGAAAACTAGCTATGCAGGTAACCTTAGTGACGCTAATAATCCTGATAAAGTTAACATGTTAAGTGGTATTTATACTGATAAAATGGATATGGTAATAAGTAATTCAGGTGATTTAATGTTTGAAAATGACGGTGGAGCTATAAAATTTAATGACCTACCTGACTACACAGTTAAAGATAACAACGCAGCTGGTGAAATATTAAACATGAATGAACAAGCTTTTAAATTAAAAGCACCTTTGTCTAAAGGACAAGAACAAATATACAGATTGAAGCTAAATAAAATGATGAACAATAGAGACACTGTTAAGTCTTTAGCTATGGATGATTTTATAATGGATGGTGGTTTAGGTTTATCTAGAGATCTTATATATGATGATTCAAGATCAGAAGAGCTTAAACAAATAGTTGCTGACTCTTATTTAGATATGTTTAAAAATACTGCTTTAGATAGTTACAATACAAATCAAAGTAGAGGAAAGTTTAGTGGTGGTACAGCTTCTAGTAGAAAATACAAAGCTAGATTAGATAACATTAATGCTGGTTGGGAAGCTTTAGGTCAAGGAGATCCATCTGTTCTAAATAGAACACTCAGTGGTAATGACGAGCTAGTACCTTTAGAAGAAGAAGAAGGATTATATACTTATTACAACGGAAGTAAAGAAATAGTTGTGGATCCAAACGATCCTAACGATTTACAATATATATTATCAGGCCAAAACATACCAGACGATATGTGGCCTAAAACTCAAAAAACAAGTGGCGGAGACGCACAATCATTAATAGAGAAATACTCAGAATAAATGAACGAACTAGAAAAAATCGTGCAGCGCATGATCGAGGCTGGTGAGCCTGAAGAGAATATAGCAACTGTTATAAAATCTTACAACTCGCCGGGAAAGACATCGGATCCTGTACAAGTGGAGTCAAACACGGGATCAGAAGATACGGACTCCAATTCGGTAAATACTTCATCGGAATTACCAGAGATAAGTAGTTGGCAATCAATCAAAAACTCTTTTAGTAATCTTTTTGAAAACTTTAGTGACATAGGAGAGTTTTATAGTGATGATGGTGGTAAAGACGCTGCTAAAGACATAACAACTAACGCTGTTTTTAGCGCTATATATGGTCAAGAAAACCTAGAAAATAAAGATGTTTGGCTAGGTGGTGATATTGGTAGTAAGAATACATTAGAAGCTTTAGCTAGATACGAAGAGGATCAAATGGAGATGAAGCAAACTAAAGGTATAATTGATAGTTGGAAAAAAGGTGACCTTGGTGGAGCGGCTGCTGGTACAGTTAACGCTATAACAAATATGATAGGTAGTGTTGCTTATGGTACAGCTACTTTTGGTATGGGTTATTTTGCTGATTTTACAGCTAGAAATTACGCGGAGTACAACAAGCAAAAAGCTGAGAACCTAGGTATGTCTTTAGAAGAGTTAATAACGAGCGGAGAGGCTGATAACGTCACACCTGTTACGTTAGGTGTAGCTAGCATGGCATCAGAAAGTATAGGTACTTTAGCTACAGTGGCTTACGGTGCTGCACAGTTAAACCCTTACACTAGAGGCGCTAGTAAATTAATACCAAAATCTATTTTATCTAAGGTAATGTATAGTTCAAAAGCCAGAGGTGCTTTAGGTTTATTAGCCTCTAGTGGTACTGAAGCTGTAACTGAGATAACACAACATGGTATTGATGCTGTTAACGATGAACTAGGTAGAGTTGCTGGTACAAATGAAGAGTCTAAAGCAGGACAAGTTTTTTTAGAAGCTATAACTAGTGAAGAAGGTTTAGAAGCTGGTCTACAAGGTGCTATAGGTGGTGGTGGTATGGTAGCTGGAACATATAGCGTTAAAGCTATGAATCAAGTTAGAGGTGCTGTTGATGGTGACAAGCTAGACACTGACATAGCTGAAATGACTCAGCTAAGAGTTAAGTTAAATACAACTAAAGACGAAACAGTAAGACAAGGTTTACAAAACAAGATTGATGGCTTAGAAATGAGTATTGCTGATCAAGTTCAAAAAGGTAACAAAATATATAATAGCCTAAACGGTAAGCAAATATCAGAACTAGAAAGCTTTAATGATTTATCAGATGTTACTGCTTTTAAAATTACTGAATTAAATAAAAAACTAAGAACAGGTCAAATAACCGAAGCTGAACACAAGGTGGCTTCAGATGGATTTTTAGTTAAATACGATAAAGCTAAGCAAAAGATTGGTGACATGAAGCTTGCTGAAAACATAGAGTTTTTAGAGTCTACTGTTAAATCAGAAAAATCAGCTAAAAACCTAGAAACAAACATATTAAATAGCACTCTAGAAACAGAGGCTGCTATGGAAAACCTAAGCGAGGTTGATAAAAAATCAAAACAAGAGTTTACAAATAACAAAGGTGAGGTAGCTGGCTTTACTGTAAATGGTAAGATATTTGTAAATAAAGAAGTTGCTAGAAAAACAGGTCAAGTAAATGTAGCTAAGCATGAGTTTTTACATAAAGTAATGAATGCTAAAGTTGGTGATGTCGCTGCTCAATCTAAGATGGTTAAAGGTATTAGAAGAGCGATGAGTAGTAAGAATAGAAAAATTGTAGACGCTGAAATGAAAAACAGAGGTTACAATACTAAAGAAGAGTTTGCTACTGAATACGCTCAAGTGTTTTCAGATCTTATAGCTCAAGAAAAAGTTAACTTTAACAAAAGCGCTATGGGTAAAGCCGGAGACGCTATAAAAAGCTTTTTTGTAGGTAAAGGTTTTGATAATATATCATTTAAAGATGGACAAGGTGTTTACAACTTCATTAAAGATTACAGCAAGAATACAAAAGGACTTAGCTCTGAGGCTAAAGCGGCTATAGGTGGTGTTGACCTAGCGCAGGAAGGTGGGTTACAAAAATCACAAACTTCAGCTGAAGCTCAGAAAGTTAATGATATATATAATAATAATGAAAATAAAACAGAAGCTGGTTTTGAAATAGCTATGTTATACCGAGGTATGGCTGAATCTGTTTTTAATAGTTTAAAAGAAGGTAGTAACTATACGTTAAATCAAAAACAAGTCTTTGAAGATAAAAAAGAAGACATGATTGCTATGATGTTGTATGATAAGATACCTAGTCAAAAAGCAAATAGCAAGGCCAGAAACGTAGTTGGTTTAGTTCAAGATTTTGAATCTGAAAAACAAAAATATAACAACGTAGCTGCTTATATTAATACTTTTTTTAAAGAAAGATCTAAAGAAGTGTTTACATACTTTGCTAAAGACGCTGCTAATGAAGGTTTAAACAGAGAAGATGGTACTTTAAAAAAATCAGTAAGCAATAAAACAAATAAAGTATCTAACGTAGATCAAGGTAAAGAGGCTAGAAAACTAACTAGCTTTGACAAACTTAAAGATAGAAAAAATAAAGACTTTTATAGCGAAACTGTTAAGAAAGATGTTTCAAGAGACGTAAGTATGGTGTTAATTAAAAACATCGGTAGAGTACATTTGACAACTGATAAAATAATAGAGAACATAGAAGAAAATGTTGACAAGTATATATCTAGAACTATAAAAGATCAGATGGGTGAAATATCTAACAAAGAAGGTAACTTGGTTGTTAGTGAAAAATACAAAGAGTTTATTAACGACAGTTATGAAACAGCTGTTAAATCGTTTCCGTTAAGTTCTATAAAAAAATCTTACGGTAAACTATTTAAGCTTAAACAATTAGATAGAGAAAAAACAGCTCAAGGTAACGCTATCTTTGAAATGACAGCGCCTACTAGAGGAGAGTGGGGTGCTTACTTTACATTAGGTAAATATACTACACTTAAAGCTAAACAGTTAAAGCTTGCCAAAGAAATAGCGGCTGAATATAATAAAATAGAAGTTAGTCATTTATTGACAGACGGTAAGTTTCTTAAAAAGCTTTTTGAAGTTGCTGAAATGAGTGGGGTTGCAATTGCAGACATACAGCTTAAGCAATTAATAAAAGATATAAATGTAGGTTTAGATAAAAAAGCAATTGAAGGTAGAGGCTTTGATACTACTATTCAGTTTAGCAAAACAATGTATGATTCTAAACAAAGTAAAGCTGTTGTAGATGCTTTAAAAACTCCATATGCTAAGCATGTATATAGAACTAACTATATAGAAAGAACTAACGAAAGGTGGTTAGTTAACGCTATATCACAAGTACTAAAAGCTTCTGATATAAAAGATGCTAGAAAGATAGCTGAACAATTAGGGAAACCTTGGATGGCAAAAAATACTTTTGCTAAAGAAAAACAAAAAGGTCTTGATTTTGCTATAGATAATTTACATACAAAAATAAGTGAAGGCGAGGTTACTGTTAAAGTTTTAAATGCTAAGTATGGTATTAAAAGTATAGTAGATTTAAATAGTTTAGACGGTGTTAATAGCGCTAGAAAAGCTATAAGCTATATATCTAAAAAATTAACTAAAAGTGAGTTTATAAGAGGTATATATCAAGGTGTTACAAATCCAGCTAGAGTAGCGGGTTTTGAGGTTAGTGATAATGTTGGTTTAGAAATTAAAAAATCTGAAGCAAAAGCTATACCAGAGTTTAAAAGCAATGGTAAAAGAAATAAAGCATATTACTCTGCATTTAAAGATACTAAAGACACAAACAGAAACTTAAATATAGAATCTACAAAAGATGGTTTTAGAGATGGTAACATAACCAAAAAGAACTGGTACTACGGTAATCCGTTTAACAAACTTGATGATGACGGTAAAAAAGCTTTTGTAAAAAAATTATACAACAGTAGTTTAGAAGATAGACGTATATTGCTTAAGCTTGCGGATGTATTAAGAAAAGGTATTGTAGATGGTGATTTAACATATCAACAAGTACAATGGGTTTTAGTAACTCAATTTGGTAACATGGTTGGTGTAGGTAAAGCAGCTGCTGGTCCTAAATTTCTAATGTTAGACAAAAATGATAATGTATTAACATTTAAAAATTTTTCAGATAAGAAAAATGATCCAGGTGTGTTAGAGCATATGATACCAGCTGACTATATAAAAGGTTTAGTTTATGACTATGTTATAACTGGTAACAAAGAAACTTTAGTTGCAGAGTTAGAAAATTACGCAACGCTAGTTTTACCAGATTTAATTGATAAAAAACTTAGAGAAGACGGAACTCAATCAGCTATGGGTATAGATCACAAAGTAGGTTCTAAACCTACTGATAACAGGTACTCAGGCACGGGTTTACGTTTGTATGATGTTTCTACAGGTAAAATTATAGATACAGGGCTACAATACTCTAAAACAGAATATAACAAGTCTGCTAATATAATAAAAGCAGAAATTCAATTTAGTAAAACACCTAAAGGTATTAGTGTATTTGATTTTGATGATACATTAGCTAGAACTAATAGCAAGATATTAGTAAAAATGCCTGATGGTAAAAATATTAAAATAGATGCTACTGAGTTTGCTTTAAAGTCAGCCGACTTAGAAGCTGCTGGCGCAGAGTTTGACTTTAGTGAATTTACTAAAGTTATTGACGGTAAAAAAGGACCACTAGCTGATCTTGCTTTAAAAAGACAGGGCAAGTTTGGAAGCAAGAATATATTTGTACTAACTGCTAGGCCACAAGAAGCTGCATATGCTATACACGCGTTTTTAAAAGGTATTGGTTTAAATATACCTATAGAAAACATTACAGGTTTAGAAGACGGACGACCATCTGCTAAAGCTGATTGGATAACTCAAAAAGCAGCTGAAGGTTATAATGATTTTTACTTTGCTGATGATGCTTATAAAAACGTAAAAGCAGTACAAGACACATTAAATCATCTTAACCTTAATCCTAATGTTGAACAAGCTAAGCTTCAGTTTAGTAAAAAAGGTAACTCAGATATATTTAACGATATACTAGAAGGAACTAAAGGTGTTAAATCAGAAAAAAGATTTAATGCTGCAGCAGCTAAAGCTAAAGGAGCTAGAGTTAAAAGCAGTTGGTTTATACCACCTGGTGCTGAAGATTTTCAAGGTTTAATATATCAGTTTTTAGCTAAAGGTAAAAGAGGAGAGCTTCAAATGAAGTTTTTTGAATTAAGATTGTTTAAACCTTTTGCTAAAGCTAACGCGGCTATGAATAGAGCTAAGCAAGCTTATGTAGATGCTTTTAATTTAATTAAAAAACAATACCCTGGTGTTAATGAATCTTTAAACAAAAAGCTTAACAAAGGTGAGTACTTCATGCAAGATGCTGTTAGGGTTTACATATGGAATAGAAACGGTTATAGCATACCCGGTATGAGTAAAAACGAAGCTCAGTCATTAATAAACTTTGTAGAAAAATATTCTGATATAAAAGCTTACGCAGACAGTGTATACAACATGTCTAAAGACACTAACTACATAAAACCAGGTGAAAACTGGTTAGATGGTAGTGTAGCTAGTGATATCAGCGATTTAACATCTAAAGAAAATAGAAAAAGATATTTAGGTGAATGGATCAACAATAAAAATGAAATATTTAGTAAAGAAAATCTAAATAAAATTGAGGCTATATATGGTGATGATTTTAGGTCTGCGCTTGAAGATATTCTGTGGAGAATGGAAAATGGCACAAATAGGACAACAGGTAACAATAAATTAGTTAATACTTTCCAGAATTGGGTGAATAACTCTGTAGGAGCTATTATGTTCTTTAATATGAGGTCTGCTGTTTTACAAACAATATCAATGGTTAACTTTATAAACTGGTCAGACAATAGCCCTATTAAAGCCGCTAGTGCTGTATTAAATTTTGATCAATACATAGAAGACTTTAGTACCATATTTAACTCAGACATGTTAAAGCAAAGAAGATCAGGTTTACAAACAGATGTCAACCATGCTGAACTTGCTAAATCAATAAGAGGTAGAGGTAATACTCCTGGAGCATTATTAAAAGAACTACTTAGATTAGGTTTTACACCTACTCAATTAGCGGATAGTTTTGCTATTGCATCTGGTGGTGCTACTTTTTATAGAAACAGAATTAAAACATATACTAAACAAGGTTTTACTAAACAGCAAGCTGAAACAAAAGCTTTTGAAGATTTTGCTGAAACATCTGAAAAATCTCAGCAATCATCTAGACCAGATTTAATATCACAACAACAAGCTGGTCCATTAGGTAGATTAATATTAGCATTTCAAAACACACCAATGCAGTATACTAGGTTGATTAAAAAATCTATACTTGATTTATATAATGGTAGAGGTGATGCTAAAACACATATATCTAAAATAGCATATTACGGTTTTGTACAAAACTTAATTTTTACAGCTTTACAAAACGCTATATTTGCATTAGCTTTTGAAGATGACGAAGAAGATGCTGCAATACTAGACAAAAAAGGTGCTAGAATGGCTAACAGTATGGTCGATACTATATTAAGAGGTACTGGTGTTTATGGTGCTGGTTTGTCAACAATAAAAAATATTTTATTAAAATTTAAAGCACAAGAAGACAAAGGCTGGAACGCTGATCACACTTACACTGTTATTGAGTTTATGAACTTGTCTCCACCAATAGGTAGTAAAGCTAGAAAGCTATACTCAGGTATTCAAACTTGGAAATTTAACAAAGAAGCTATAGCTGATTATGGTCCTGGAATAGGTAATCCTATATATCAAGCTTTTGGTAATGTTGTTGCGGCTGGAACTAACATACCTTTAGATAGGTTGTTTAATAAAATAAACAATGTTAGAGCTAGTTTAAACAGAGAAAATAAGGCTTGGCAAAGGTTTGCTAATTTCTTAGGTTGGAACACTTGGGATGTTGGGTCTAAAGCTGACGATAAATTAGAAAAGTTAAAAAAGAAAAAGAAAAGAGGTAGAAAAAGAAGATCTGGTTCATCTGCTTACGAAGATTATAAAAAAAGAAAAAACAAAAATTAATTATGAAAAAAATACTAGTAATTCTATTGCTTTTTTTAAGCACAACAGTAAACGCTCAGTTTTTTGAAAACGTTTATAAAGACTTTTTAAAATATGGAACTGTATATGTGGCTGGGGATGTAAGTAATCCTCAAATGGAAGTTAAAGAATATTTTGTTAGAACAGATCCTCAAGATTTTTATGGTATACCAGAGGTTATAGATCAAACAACATATCACCCTTATGATTATAGGTTTGGTTTTGGTATACGTAAACTAGCTAGGTTTGGTTACGAAAGTAAACCAGGTAACTTTTGGACAGGTGATGCGGATATTGAAAAACAAACAGCTTTATCTGCGCCAACTTCAGCGGTTAAAGGTTTAGAGTATTTGCTACATTGGGAAAAAGAAAGACAAAACGGCGATGAGTTTACTAATAAAAGATTATTTGTAAGACATACTGGTAAGTATCATATTGCTAAATTTGAATCAAGAGAATCTGGTAATGTAGGTTTTGAGTATACTTCTGGTGAAATAAGAGCTAGATTACCTATTGGTAAAAAATTAAGTATATCCGCGGGTGCAATATACAGAACACATCAACAACCTTACGGATATAATCCAATTGAAATATGGTTGAACGAAACTGTACAGTATGATTTTGATCCAGGAGTAGATTACCCTGCTAACCCTTGGTATTCGCTAGGTTATTTATATGGTTATGACGATATATATTACACGTCTAACGATCAAAATGGTAACTCAACTTCTGATTGGTATTGGGTTGATGGTGACGGTAGTATAGTTGCTTATACAGATTTACAGTTTAGAGACGAAGTATTTGGTGATTTAATGAACAGATTTAATAATGAAGCTTGGGACGAATTAGAGCCATTTGCAGAAATTGCCCCTATTGTCGGAATTGATTTTTACCACTACAAGTCTAATTTTTGGTTACATGCTTACGCTAATTACATATTACCTTATCATAAATATGTTAAAGGTAACGTAGATTTTAGTTACCTACATCGTAATAGCTGGGGAAAAGGTGGTCATAATAATCAACTTGATGGAGAGCAATGGGACGATTACCAAGCCGGCTTAATGTTTGGTTGGAAAGTTAGTAAATCAATAGGTGTATTCATAGAAGGTGAATATACTAAGTTTTGGGATAGCAAAATATATAATAGTAGTGTTGGACTTAATTTTACATTTAAATAATGGAAGAAATAAATGAAACATCTAAAGTATCACTAGATATAAAAGCTGTAATTGGCGCTGTAGTAGGTATTGTTTCAATAGCTGGAGTTTGGTTTACGTTAACAGCTGAAATAGCTCAGCTACAATTAGACGTAGTTAGAATGCAAGATGCTGTAGAGCTAAATGAAGAGTTTAGAATTAAGTGGCCAAGAGGAGAGATGGGTGCGTTGCCAGACGATGCTAAGCAAGACTTAAGAATAATGTATCTTCAAGATGATGTTGAAAACTTAAAATATATAGTTAAAGCACTAGAAATAGATAATGCTAAAAAATAAGACATGGCAAAGAACTTAGACGAAAATTATAAAATAGGCTTAGATATAGATGGTGATGGTAAACCAGACGTTGGAGTATCATTAAAAACAATAGGAGCGTTGGTATTTGGTATAGTATCACTAGCTGGTGTTTGGTTTAGCTTAAAGGCAGATATAGCTTTAGCTATGGAAATGCCTAAGCCTACTATATCTAAAACAGAGTGGGAGTTAAAAGACGAGTTAATACGTAACACTATCATGGACACTCAAGATGACGTAGAAATGATATTAGAAAAACTAGATAAGCTAGACGAAAGAATATACGAAATACAAAAGAATAGATAATGAAATATTTAATTTTAATTTTAATACCATTTTTATCTTTTTCACAATCAGATGTTCCTGATAAATACTGGTTAACTGATGATAATTTTGAAGAGGTAGTGTCTGGTAATTCTGCCTTTGGAGATGACAATGACAAAACTATTCTTATAGAGTTTTGGGCAGATTTTAATAAAGAAAATTGTTTTGACGAATGGGAACAAGTAAAAGATGCTCTATACTATAGAGTAGATATTTCTAAAGCTCCAAACGCTAAAAAAGAATATAGAATACGTATGGCACCAACACTAATTATATTTAAAGATGGTGAGAAACAAGCAACATTTAAAGCTGGTTTAGACTTGTTGCTACCTACTGATCTACAAGAAATTCAAGAATCAATAAACGAAATAAATAACGCTAGTAAATTTTAATAATATGAAGAAATTAATTAAATCATTTTGGGAATGGGTTTTTAGTAAAACAACTATAGACGAAAAAGTAATAAAAACAGCTAAAGAAGTTTCTAAAAGAGCAAAAGCCGTAAAACAAGAAGTTAAAGATGTTGCTAATGCTGTAAAAGAAGTTGGTAATCAAGCTGGAGATGTTGTTGATGCTGTAAAAGGCAAGGCTAGAAAAGGAAGAAAAAAGAAAAATGTTAAGTAAACACGTAAGTCTACACGAAGGAGTGTATAGCAGAACAGCAGAAAGGCTAGGTATTAAAAACGATCCCACTGACGATCATTTATTAAACATGATTACTATATCAGAAAAAGTGTTTGAGCCTCTTAGAGAGCACGTAGGAGGTCCTATAAAGATCAATTCATTTTATCGTGGACCTGAACTTAATAAAGCTATTGGCGGAAGTTCTAAATCACAACACTGTCACGGTCAAGCAATTGATATTGATGACACATTTGGTCATGCTACTAATGCAGAAATGTATAAGTGGATAAAAGAAAATTTATCGTTTGATCAAATGATATGGGAGTTTGGTACTGATAAAAATCCTAACTGGGTTCATATTAGTTACGTAAGTGATGACAAAAATAGAAACAGATGTTTAAAAGCATATAAAGACGAAAATAACAAAACTAAATACATGGTAATATGAGTATATGTAAGAAAGTCCAAAGCGCAACACATTTTAATTCACCGTTAAGAATTGATTGTTGGCCTGAATATAAAAAAGTAGGAACACAAGATTCACCTAGTGGTGCAAAAACTGCTAGTGGTGCTATTAAACGTGTTAATAAATGTGTACCTAAATAATGACTTGGTTAGCTAGGCAAAAAGCACTACACAGCTCTCCTTTGTTAAAAAAGAGAACAAAGGAAGAAAGACAAGAATCTAGAGCTGAACGTAAAGAGTTTAGAACTGAACGTAGAGCTGAAAGAAAAAATAAAAAAGAAATAAGAAAGACTACTAAGGGTAAAGGTAGAAACTTTAGATCTACTGAAGAAGGTGCTGGTATGACATCAAAAGGTGTTAAAGCTTATAAAGCTAAAAACCCAGGTAGTAAATTACAAACAGCTGTAACTGGTGATGTAAAACCAGGTAGTAAAGCTGCTAAAAGAAGAAAATCTTTCTGTGCTAGGTCTAAGGGTTGGACTGGTGAAAGAGGTAAAGCAGCGCGTAGGCGTTGGAAATGTTAATTATATGAAAAAATCAATTTTAATTTTATTAAGCATAGTTTTAGGTAGCTGTGCCGTGCATGATCAAAAACCTAAGATAATGGTAACGCATGTATTGGCTGTTACGGAAACTGGTGATACTCTTAGGTTACCTATAAACATGATAAGACCTAATGTTTATTATAAAATAATAAGGTATCCTAATAACTATTATAATAATTGGAATCAATATCCTAATTATTATCAACCTTATTATAACAACAGACCTATATATAGTCCTAGTAATAATAACAACAACTCAAATAATAATAATAGTAATAATAACAATAAGCCGATTAGCAAACCTGCTACATCAGAGCAAAACAAAGCTATTAGAATAAAAAAAGGGAAGTCGTAAGACCTCCCTTTAATTATATGTATAGATTATTTGATTTTTTATACACATTGGTTATTGTATGTATCAAAAAGTCATAACTTTTAGCCTTTAACCATCGCAAGCTAAACAATCTTCGTTCATTGCTTGTTGAGCTATATCTCCACGTAAAACAGATTCTGTCCTAGTATAATATAAAGTTTTAACACCTTTTTTCCAAGCCTCAAAGTGAACCTTGTTAAGCCACTTAGGCGTAGCAACGCTAGGGAAAGCTAAATTCAAACTAACTGATTGATCTACATATTGCTGTCTCAATCCAGCTTGATTAACTAATTCTAGTTGATTAATTTCCTTGAAAGTTTTAAACACATCTTTTGCACTAGTGTCATGTGACATAACAACATCATCTAGCTCTGCAATATCCTGTACACTACCACCATCAGCAAGTATTTTCTTCCAAGTTTCTTCATTGTTAATTTTTAATTTTTTTAACAACTTAACTAGAGAAGGGTTTTTTCTTATAAAAGTACCTTTAGCTGTTTGTTCTGTGAAAACATTCGCAGCCCAAGGTTCAATACCAGGCGAAACATTGCCGCTAAGCTTACTATTGCTAACAGTAGGAGCAACAGCACGTAAATGAGTATTACGTAAACCAGTTCCAGAACACCATAAAGGTTCTCCATAAGTTTCAGCCAACGCCATTGAAGCTCTTTCACTTTCAATTTTAATCTGACTAAATATTTTCCTAGTTTCAAACTGAGCAAGTAAACCTTCGAAGCTGATCCCTTTCTCTTGTAGGTACGTATGCCAGCCCAATACTCCAAGGCCCAACGCTCTGCCTTTGGTAGCTGAGCGGACCGCGTTTTCAAATCCTCGTAAACCTTTAGCTCTTTGTATAAATTCTTCCATGACTCCGTCAAGAAACCATATACTATCATAAATAAGGTTTGTACCTTTCCATTCTTCATATTTAGCTAAATTTAATGATGATAAGCAACATACAAAACTATGATTTTCATCAGTGTGTAATGTTATCTCAGAGCATATGTTTGTCATATGAACTTTGAGACCGTTATCTTTGTATGCTGCTGGGTTATTTTTGTTTGTATTTCCCTTAAATAAAATATAAGGTTCTCCAGTTGCTTTACGCTTTTGTAATAATTTACTCCATCTTTTTCTAGCATCTTTATCTCCTGCTTCAACTCTTCGCATGAACTTGTCGCCGACCACAGCACACTGGTGTAGGTTGAGGGATTGACGATTAACGTCTCCTTTAGGTTCTCTAATTTCGATCCAGTCTTCGAAATCGGCATGCTCAATATTGATGTTAACTGAAGCAGCTCCTCTTCGGACAGATCCTTGATTAGTGGCGAGTATTGTTGAATCGTAAATTTTACAAAACGGCACAACTCCATCAGATGTTCCATTTCCTGTTATATTAGCGCCAGCGGGTCTTATTTGATTTATACCGATACCAACTCCACCGCCGTGCTTAGCGAGTAGCATCATCTCTAAGTTTTTTTGTCCTATGTCTTGTATACTGTCAGCAACATCGATACCAAAACAGCTAATAGGTAGACCACGATCAGTACCGGTATTACTAAGTACCGGACTAGCCAAGCATAGCCAGCCGTTCCAAATATACTCGAAAAAAGTTTCTGCCATTTCTGGTTTATATAATCTACGAGCAACCGTCTTTGCAACTCTTTTATAAGCTTCCTTTGGTGTTTCTCCTTGATATAAGTATCCTCCAGATATTGTTTTTTTGTATACGTCGGTGTCTCCCCACTTTGGGTAGTCTTCACCTTTTTTCCATTCATTGTTCCACATTATTTTATAAAATGAGTTATCCAGGCAATTAGCCCATTAATATTTAACGCAACAAGATTCCATTGTTTTCTTGATGACGTTTGTACTATTACACATACAAATCCTATCATAAAAAGTCTAGGATCTAATGTCCATTGTCCTGCTATCAAAAAACCCGCACCCATGTAACCTACACGTGATGCGAACTTCTGATATGATGTTAGCTTGTTTGTATAAGCTAACAGTTTAAGTAGTTTTATTTTTGTTACCATATGTCTTCAAAATCTTCTCCTTCATTTGCCTTACTATAGTCAGTCGGCCTAATAGCGAAGAAATCAGTATGAGTGACGCCCCCGGTAAGATGATAAAACCAATTAAGGTTGTCAGCTGCTTTTTCGTCAAACTCAAAAGCTTTTTTATAGCCAAGTTCAATAAGTTTTTCATTAGCTCTTTTTCTTATAAATTGTTTTAAGTCATGAGCTTTAATACCTTCAATATCACCCATCTCAAACATTTTGTCTATATACTTTTCTTCTAAATCAACCATAGTATTAGCCGCTTTGTATATGTCTGATTCACAAGCACTTAAAAGTGTTTTATCTTCTTCGCACATATGTCTAAACAACTGGCAACCCATTTTACTATGTAAGCTTTCGTCTCTTACAGACCATTTCATTTGTTGTCCGATGCCTTTAAGTAAATTGCGTAGCTGAAAAGAATAAAGTACAGCGAAGGCACTGTATAAGCTAACACCTTCTGCAAAAGCAGAGAAGATAGCAAGGGAGGTTCCAATACCCACACTGTCGTTGCCATCATAAGCAACCAGGTTATCAAAACGATCGGCTGTCGCAGGTTCGTGTAAAAACGCTTCATAATCTTCTAGTTTTAAAGTTTCATTTAAATAACTATATGCTACAGCATGTACAGTTTCTTGTGAACCGAACATCATAGCCATTTGTCTTATCTCGTGTTTAGGAAACCACGATACGACTTTCTGGGTCCAATAGTCTGATACCGCGCATTCCGTTTGTGCGAATCCAAGAAGTATGTTCCCGACAAGGTTTTTTTCTTTTTCATCTAGTTTTTCTTTCCAATCTTTAATATCACTTTGCATAGGTATTTCAGTGTGTAACCAAAATGCTTGTGCTTGTTTTAACCAACCCTCCGTGTAATAATCAGGGTATTCAAACGGTTTGTACGCTATGCGCTCATCAAACAAACCCATTAGTGAAATATTTCTAAAGCTATATCTACAAAAGGTATGTAT